GTGAAAAGAAAAAAGAGTTTTGCGGCGTTGCTTGCCGCCTTGGTTCTGTGCTGTACGTTGTTTGTTGTTCCAGTGTCTGCTGCTTCTGATATCCACGATGGCGGTCGCTTGGTTTGGTCTTATGACGGCACAACCTATAATCTGACAATTAGGTGTGACGGTGTCCACTATGATGTGCCAATCTATATTGGTATGTATAACGGTGGTGTTACATATGCCGTTGACTATAATGACATACCTGCTGGCGTACAGCCTTATTGGTGTATATCGGCTGTAAATGGCAGCGATTTGGAAACAAAGGTTGCATTTAGGTTTGAGGCAATGGTCGAGGACTCCGAAGCACTTGGCGGAAAGAAGTATTGGTTTATTACTTTTGAGAGTGATGATGATGTCCAGAGTGGTATGACCTATTGTGGTTTGTCCACAGAGTATCTTTATGACATTAAGGAAACCCTTAACCAGTCTAAGTCCACTTTGTATTATTTAGCCGATTTTGAAACTGGTGCTTGGGATACCGCAGTTGACTTCTTTACTGTTGATTATGAAGTGCCGCCAGAGCCTTATATCCCGCCTTATGTTCCCACAGAATGGTGGGAGATTTTAACAGTGTGGGTTTATGACCTGGTTGACGCACTAGGTAACATTTTTACTGGCGTTTTTTCTTTGATTGGCGTTGACCTTTCTGCCGTTGGTGACTTCTTTGAAGCGTTGACCAATGGTGAAAACGGTGTATTTGCTTGGTTGAGTGATAACGCGTTCTATACCCAAGTTGTGTCTTTCTTTGGCTTTATCGGCGAGTGCCTGTCTGCTTTGCCTACTCCCATTTTGTATTTATTGCGATTTGGTCTTGGTGCTGGTCTTGGCGTTGCCGTTCTAAAAATTATAAGTAGGTGATTTTGTGTTTAACGCTATTATGGAGTGTTTTGCGTGGTTGCCCGATGGTTTAAGAGAGTTGATTGTTGGAGCGATTGGCGTTTTTGCCGTTATTTGCGTTGCCAAACTCATTAAACTTATTTGGGACATTTTGCCAGTTGCGTAGTGAGGTGACTGTATGGACTTTGTAACAGTATGGTTTGACGCTATTTGGCAGTTGTTTTCTATTAAGTGGCCAGGTTTTGATTTTTCAATAGGTGTTGCTTTTGCCGCCTGTATATTGGTTGTTATTGGCTTGGCACTTGTCGGTAAGGTTTTTGACCTGTCGTTCTCTGCTTCCGCCAAGCAAAGAGGTGGAAACAATAAGAAGATAAAAGTTTCTAAGGAACGAGAAAAAGATACTAAGTAGGAAAGGAGTATTATGCGTACAAGATTGTTTGTTGTTGCGGCTTGTTTGACATTGCTTGTCTGTGTATTGGCGGTGCCTTCTTTGGCTGCAGAAGTTGACACACCTGTGCTTTATGCAACGTCTTCTGAAGTTGCCCCTTCGTGGGAAGTGTTTCAAGATATGAAAGAGAATTTTCCTTCTGGCAACGATAATTACACGTTTGATAGTCATATGATTGTTGCTGACTATTATTACGATCGCGTTATTGTTGTTTGTTGGGATAGTGCACTTGGCTCTGTTGTTGCAGATTATAGCGACTTGCGGTTTTCTGGTACATCGCATCAATATGGCTTTTGGAATGAAGATACGGCAACTTGGGATATGCAGTCCAGGTTTGGTGATAGTTGGTGGCCCCGTTCTGATGATTATATGATTTATACAGATGTTGACTTGTATGACAGTTCCGGTAGTTTGCTTTACCCTGCAGATTATTTGTGTGATGCTGTGGAGCCGCCCCCGCCTTCGCCGATTGAGTCTTTGATGAATGATGTTGGAGCACTGTTTTCCGCCGCTATTGGCTTTGTTGGCATTGTTGCAACCACTGTTGTTGGCAACCCCATTCTGCTGTTGTTTGCTGTGCTTAGTCTTGTTGGTATTGGCGTGGGTTTGTTTGTAAGATTGAAAAATGTAAGTAGGTGATTTTATGACTATGATGGAAATAATGGAAAGTATCTTTGGCACGTATGCACTGGTTGATGGTTGCACTAACTGGCAGTATATTGGCGGTGTTGCGATTTTTGCTATTGTTCTTTGGTCTGTTTTTCGCATTGTCGGATTGGTGGTGAGCCGATGAACCTTTGGATTGAGCAGTCTGGTGAGTTAATTACTTCTGTTGCTTCTTTCCTTTTGTCGGAGCCTGTCTTTTATATCGTTGGCTTGTTTTTCCTTGTGATTGCTTGCCGATTATTTAAGAGTGTAGGAGGTTGGTAGTGTGACGATTATAACTGATGTTTTACCGCACATTGTTGCATTATTTAGCAACCCGCATTTGTTTTCCCTGCTTGGCTTATTAGCCTTTGCTCTTGTGGTGATGGCTTTTAAGATACTATGTAAAAACTAAGGAAAGGAGTTAGACATATGGAAGCCCTGATTACTTCTGTTGGCGATGTTTTTTCCGCCGCCATCGGCTGGGTTGGCACTGTTGCAACCACTGTGACCAGTAACCCTATCCTGCTGATTTTCTGTATCCTGCCTCTTGTTGGCATTGGCGTGGGTCTGTTCAAGCGTCTGCTGTCCGTGAACTGATAAACGCCCCTTGTGGACTATTTTTGAAGAAAGGAGTGCTTTGCATTGACTATGGCTGAACTGATTAGCAATGTTGGTCAGATTTTCACAGGTGCCATTGGCTGGGTTGGTGATGTCGCAACGACTGTCACTGGTAACCCTATCCTGCTGATTTTCTGTATCCTGCCTCTTGTTGGCATTGGCGTTGGCTTGTTCAAGCGTCTGCTGTCCGTCAACTAAGGACACTATCCTCCAGGGGGGCACACTGTGTCCCCCAACTTTTATTGAGGTGATTTTATGATATTTTACATTTTGTTGGGCTTTATTGCCCTGCTGATTGTTCTTAACCTTTTCAAAAAGAAAAAGCGAGAAGACATCATCAGTGTTTATTTTGGTGTCCCAGGGTCAGGCAAGACCACTTTTGCCGCCTATTTAGCCCGTAAGGACTTAAAACGAAAACAGCGTGTTTTTTCAAACGTTCCCATAACTGGTGCTTTTCAAATGGACTGTAAAAACGACTTGGGCAAGTTCCAGATTGTTGACGCACGTATTATTGTTGATGAAGCCGGTATCGAGTATAACAACCGTAAATACAAAGAGTTAGACCAGGCAAGTATTAAGTTTTTGAAGTATCACCGCCATTATCAAACGGCTATTGACTTTTTCTCCCAGTCCCACGAGGATATGGACATTACTATCCGTCGTCTTGCTCAAAAGTATTATGTGGTTAAAAAGTCTCTTCTGCCCTTCTTTATTGTCCGTAAGGCGATTGGACGCCGTGTCGGTATTGACGAAAACACCAAACAGATTATTGACGAATACTATTGGAAGCCCTTTGGTAGCAAGTGGATTTTTTCTCCACCCCTTTGGAAGTGCTTTAACACTCTATCCCGTGAAGACCTGCCCGAGAAAGAATGGGTAAAGTGGTGACCCCCTCTGTGAGCCCCTGGAAGCCCTTGTGCGCCCCTTTTGCCGAAAACGTAAAAGTATACGGCAACCTCATTTATTCAGGTTATTCACAATATGCATTGTTTTTTATGCATTTATACAATTAATATAAAAAATTAGTCTGCCGCACCAAAAAACGCGGCAGACCTTTTTACTACTTGCTTGGAGCCCAATATTCAGTTTTTGAGGCTTGGAAGGTTCCGAACCACCTCCCAACTTGCATTCACAACACCCTACTAATTATATACACGGCACGAAGTGCCGACAATATTTTTTTTTCTGGTATTATCTTCTATTTTTTCGTAAGAAACAATAGAAGATAATACCCCAACTTTTTGCACAAAAAGTTAGCCCTTAAAAGGTTTTATTTTGTTTATTTTTCCGATATTGACGGATATGGGTTTTATATGTATAATAACCATACAAAACAAGATTGGAGGTTTATTTATGGCTAGACCCAAACAGGATTTAACTAAAATTACTACAAACATTAACACAAACATTTTGGAGTATTTAGATGAGTTCGCAAGAGATAACGGTTTAACCCGTACAACAGCCCTTAGTATATTACTGGCAAAACAGTTAGGATTACTTGGTTACGGTCAGTAAGGAAGTCGGGGGCTAGTATTACCCCCGACTTCGTTACACGTTACAAAAGTTAAAAAGTCGTTGATATATAAGGGTTTTTTGTTGTAACCAGTTTACGTTACAAACGCGTTACAAGTTTAACTTCGTTACAAAAGTGAGGTTTTTATGTCAAGAGATGTGTCTAAAAGTTGGTTTGCGGTTTTTAATAACCCAGGTGACCACGGTTATCCAGATGACCCAGTTGCTTGTTGTGAGAAGTTGCGTGATGAGTGGATATTAGATGAAGATGGTGAGTTAGTCGCAGGTCGCACAGGTGCTTGGTCGTTTTGCGTTAGTGCAGAAGGTTTGCGTCACGTTCATATGATATTGGAAGACACCAAGGCGATGAGGTTTACCAAGATAAAAGAGAGTTATGCCAAAGGTATGCATTTTGAACCTACAAAAGGCAATAAAGCCGAGGCAGAAGGATATATTAAGAAGTTAGGTAAGTGGCAGGAAAAAGGTGAGCAGATATTACATACAGAGCAGTATGGCGAGATACGTGGCAACCAAGGTGCCCGTGGTGACCTTAACGAGATTGAAGAGTTGATAGAGCAAGGCAAAACGCCCACAGAAATTATGGCACAAAAGTTTGCTTGGCGTAAGTATGAAAAGATGATTAAAGACGCATTTTTTCACAAGCGTTCAAGAGATACGCCGCCCAAGCGTGATGTGCGTGTGGTTTGGCACGTTGGTGTGCCAGGTTGCGGCAAAAGTTGGACATATGTTAAGTTGTGCGAAGAGTTTGGCGAAGACAAGGTGTATTTGCTGAATGACTATAAAGATGGCGGTTTTGATGGGTATTGTGCCGAGCCCATTTTGTTTATGGACGAGTTCAAGGGTCAGTTGCCTTTTCATTTGCTGTTA